GCATATGGATTTAAATCTGGTTCATATGCACTGCTTGAACTTGCGTAAAGTATCCTTGTTTCGGAATACCTTTTAAATAACCTCTTTGACACTTCAACATTGTTACGCCAATAACCTGCAGGATCATTAATACTTTCACGCACTCCGCTCTTACCTGCTAAATGTATTATTAAATCAAATTCTTCGTTCAAAGGACAATCATTCAAGTCTTGGGTGTTATTATAGTGATCTCTATCCCACCCATCTTCTAAATCAATTCCTACAACAGAATTGTTTTTTGATAACCTTTTAAGTAGATGACTACCTATAAAGCCTCTATGTCCCGTTAGTAATATATGCATTAAGTTGCCTCCATGTGTCCTTCCAGCTATCTACTTGATATGGGACACCCATTTTTTCACCTTCTCTGATTGCGTTTGCTATAGGAAAATCATTACCTCCTGGCTTACACATATCGCCAAAAAAGTAAATGAAATCGTCATCACTAAAATCTTTTAGTATTTGGCTTTTATCAGATCCTATAGGGAAAATGTCTATGCCTGTTTCTCCACCTACAGTTGCCTCTATTAGTGGAAATTGTAATTTGAATTCTTTTGCTATTTGATGTCTTTCTAGTGTTTGTGTATCATAGGTACGATATAATTTACGTTCTCCTAGTGTCGCATTTCTTCCAACAACACTAAAGTTAACCATACCAGGACGATCTTCAATGTGTAATCCTGTGCGTAAAGGAAATTCACTTTTAGATAATTTTTGCTTTAGAAATTCTCTAGCTTCTTCTGGTAAAGTCCAGTCATTTGTGTAAATGTGTGTACCATTTTGCCATACATCATTACCTGAACAGTTGTAAACACGTTTGACCATGCAACATAAACTATTTCCTAATTGTTCTACAGTCTTGTCATAGTCGGAACCTGTCACAAGATATACATCTTGTGTACAAACAAAATCAAAAAAGAATTTGTTAAATTCTGGATCTATTTTTCCTCTACTTGGTGTAAGTGTTCCGTCAACATCAAATATAAATTTATTCACAAACTCTCCTCCTTAGATCACTTGTACTAAACCTATGCTCTCTTTTGTTAAAATATAATTCAATATCTCTTTTTCGGCATATATCTTTGCCAGTAAAATCTTTATCGCGGTATTCCTCACCTAGTATGCGTACATCAATAGGGTACATACTAAGGATATCTTCTAGATCTTTTTCTGTGCCATAAGGAACAATTTCATCTACATAGCCTACTGCTTTTAACTGTGTGTAACGTTCAACTATAGTTTGTACAGGAGCATTTTTTTCTTTTCTATCAACACTAGGATCCATCTGTAAGCCCACTATAAGATAGTCACATTGTTCTTTTGCTTCACGCAACATTATTACATGACCTGCGTGTAATAAATCAAATGTACTACAAGTAAACCCTACCTTCAATGTGTTCTCCTTCCGTCAAATACACAAATAAAATATAATTCTTCACCGCCTGCATGTACACGATGAAAGATGCCATCTTCAATTAATACAGTATCACCTGCTTCTACAGGTATTGTTTCATCTCCAAGTTCCATTGTGCCTGATCCTTCAATAAACATATATACTTCTTCTTGTCCTTTATGAAAGTGGCCTGTTGTACTTTTTAGTCTATTTAGGCGTGTACTGCTTACAACTAAATTTTTTAAGAACGTATTATCCTTAACCATATATCGTTCATCTAGTTTTGCAACTTCGCCTTCAATACTTGCAGTTTTAAATTTCATTTATCTTCCTCTTACACTCCGTAGTTAAAACTAATACTAAATCTATCTTTATTGGAATTATTTTTTGTGACTCTATGTGGAATCCAACTAGAAAAGATTAAAAGATTGTTTGTTTTGCTTTTATATTGCGCTCTCGAAATATTGTAAGGTGTTGTTTCAGTTACAAGTATTTGTGGAATATGCATTTCACTGCTATCATTCCTTTCGAAAACTGTATCACCTTGATCTAAATTTTCATCGGCCTCTAAATACCAAACACCACTAAACAATGCACCCATTTGTCCGCCGTGATGCAAATGATTATGTACAACATTTTCTACGCCTGGAGGATTCCTGTTCACCCATATGTTATATAATCTTACACCAGCAAATCCTACATCTTTGCATATATCCTGCATACATGCATCTAATTTTTCTACTAGCTTTTCAACTTCTGTACATTCTTCAAGATACAAATCTGTGCTATCCCAAGGACGATCATCTGGTAGTAGCTGATCTTTGTTTTTTTGTTTAATTTTTTCCAAACTGTATTCCTTTAATACAGTATTATTTAGGTCTGTAATCTCTCCTGACCAAATAATATTCGGAAACCATATGTCGTGATCTTTAATCAATTAAATCACTCCATATTTTAAGTTTGTCCTTCTTTGCACTACTGCGAGCATAAATGTGTTTCCAGTCAAGCATACCATGTTCTGCCATTAAATCAATCATGCAGTATACATCACCAACTTCTTCTAAAAGTTTATTTCTCTGATCGTCTTCTATCTCATTAAAGTCTTTGTATTTCCTAACAATTTTACTACAACGTTGTGTCAATTCACCGCACTCTTCTGCTGTAATAATCATTAGTTGTTGTAATTTATTAATAGGACTATTTTTCATACTAATCTCCAAACTCAAATAGACTACCAAATGTAGTGTTTTGCTTAGTATCTTCTAGAGGATAGTTAAGCACACCAATCAAGTTGTCTAGTTTATTATCAATAATTGTTTCTGCCATAGCCGCATCGTCGAATGGCAATTCTTTGAACCATTCCGGAATACGTAGTTCGTCTGTTGGATACGCAACACTTGTATAGCCCAACGGATTCTGTTTAAGTTTACACACAATAACTTTCATACCATCTACAATCTCTTGCGAATACTTGTCACCATTCATACGTTTTAATGTGTTCCAATTGATACTTGCTCTTACGTGTCCAGGCATGTTTGCTTTACCCTGCTTTTCTTCAAGACGTTGATAGTGTCCAATCTTGTTTGCACGTTTCGGCGAACCTTTTTCCCAACCAGGACGTTCGGAAAACTCCTTGCGGAACTCTGTAATACGTTGCAGTACTTCTTCTTGCGGCTGTTCTTGCAATACCATCATTAATACTTCACTTAAGAAGTTTTGCATAAACACAGGAGTATCTGATCTACGCAAGTCTAAGCCCATTGCTTTTACTTTGCCTGGCTTCCCGTCTACATCTGAACGAAAGCCTTCTACATCATACACTAGAGCCGCATATCTTTTCTTTGTAATATACAATCCACTTTCAGCAACAATCTCTCTACCAGCCGCAATAACATCTGAACGGCTCTTTGGACAGTGAAATGCTTCATACATAAAGTCACTAAATGTTGAATTTGCTTCTTCTGCTACCTGGTCGTATAGTGTAATAACATTATCTTTAGTCCACGGAATAGAGTTACTGGCAATTTGCTCTTTTAATGTAGGATATGCACTGAAATAAACAGAATCTGTATCACCATATATAACACTTTGTCCTACGTGATCATATTCTCCTGTAATTACTTTGTTTACTTCTGCACTCATATGCTTAACAATAGTTCTACCTGTAAGTGTAGTAGACTGTCCAATGCGTTTATCAAAGAATCTACAGCCTGGATTTAGAATAGCACCATACAAACTATTCAAGTTAATTTTCTTAACTAACTGACGTTTATCCCAAAACGCAATCTCAATATCATTGCCTGCGTCTTTGGCTTTTTTTAGTTGTGCTTGTAGTTCTTTACGTTCTGCATACCAACGCTTAAGAATACCTGGAATAACACCTTCAAACTCTGTTGTAAAGATTGTTCCATTTGAACTTAACATCCAAGGAGTATTACTGTCAAATATAAGTTTGTATATTTCTGCACCACTAAGGACATTTGACTCTCCGTTTTCCCAATCAACAGTAAGTGCAACGTCTTTGCGCTGTTCCATTACTGCTTCATATTCTTCTGTAGAGAAACGTCCTTCCCAACTACCTGCAAAACTCTTCTTTTTAAGCGTCATATCTTCATGTACACGGCCCTCACTTATTTGTGGGCGTATTTGCCCTACGATAGTTTCTGGCGCCATATTTAGAGCTCTAATTACACTTGGATATAGACTGTTCAAGTCCATTGAACCAATCCATTTATGCAAACCTTTTTTAGGAAATGCTACATACGCACCTGCGGCTTGTGTGTTTTCGTCATCACGTCTTGGTCGATTAGGAACTTGTAGCCCTCTATGATGTGCTTCGTTGATAATTGCTTGTTCTGTAACTGCGACAGCACCCATAGTGGTCTGTAGCAAAACAGTATTTGCATGAGCTAGTTCGTTACTTAGATCAATAAATCTTAGCTTTTTGTCCAGCTTGTCCAGTAGTGCGGTATCTTGTATGTTGTACTCAATGAACTTTCTAAAGTCATTGTTGTACAATTGGTCCAAAGTTCCTTCATATGGAACTTTATTCTCTCCAACTTCGATTTCGCCAATGGCATCAAGTCTATATGTGTGTCTTTCTTCATATGTGTATTTACGATATAATTCCAAACTATCTAAATGCACTCTGCCTATTAGGTCAAAGGTAACAGCTGATTTACCATAACGCTCATATTCACGTTTCTTAGGTAGTTGACCCCACAAACAAAAACGTCTTGTGTCGTCTTTGCTTAGTACACGACTTGTTCTATTAACAGTATACGGAATATCATAACCTTCACTGTTCCAGCCACTCAAGATATCAGCATCTTCGATCAGCGTCAAGAAAGTGTCAATCATTTCACTTTCTTTTTCAAACAACATCACATTCTCAATGCCTTCAAGTTCTTTCCTAGCCTCGTCCATTGTAAGTGTTTTAGGAGGTACAGCCAAGCATACCATTGTTTCTAACCATTGCAAGTATACAGATATGGAAGTGATTGGCATGAAAGGATCTGCAGGATCAGCAAAGCCGCGTTCTGGATCAAAGTCAGTCTCAATATCAAAAAATGCAATGTTTAGTTTAGGTGCATCTTGATTGAGATAGTTTTCACTTAGGCATTGGAAAATAGGATTGATATCGCTTTCGAATAGTTCTTTGCCTTTGTTAATAGCAACTTCTTTACGAAAGTCTTTGGTGTTTTTACATACAATACGTGTAAGTGGGTCGCCAAATACACTTTTGTATTTGCCACGTTCGTCTTTGTAATAGAATGTGTATTTTGCTTGATATTCGTGGAAGTGTCTTTTATCGTCTTTGCGTTCTACAACACGAATAATATCTGAATCGCGATCAAAGAAAGCGTCTACGTAACTCATTTTTTCTCCTCGTTGCTTATGGCCAACTTAACCTTCTACATGCCCGCTTTTAGCTTTGGGCGACATTATATTTATTACCACCATTGCATAGCTACACCAAACCCGAGTATATTTGCAACAGTAAAATAACTGGTTAGTAGCATAGGCCATGCTAAAGTTCTTCTATAGTAACCATAAACTGCGGTTACACTTCCTACAAAAAATCCAGGGTAAATGTATCGCATGTCTGGTTGGTCAGCATTCATTGCAAGCATAGTGCTTGCTCCTACAGTGAATATAAAACTTGTTAATTCACACATAAATGCTATTTTGTCAGACTGATAGCTATGTATCCAAAAGTCTTTTATCTTTTTCAAAATTACTTGTCCTTACCAACTGTAACAACAAGTGTTTCCAAGTCGTCAAACTCTTCTGCAACTCTTGACCAATCACCTTTCTGTGCGATTTTGATTGCTTTGTTAATCATAGTAGGTTTAATATCTAATTCTTCTGCTACTGCTTTTACAGTGTCTTTTAAACCAGCCTGTAAATCTTCAATTTCTTGTAATACTGTAACACCTTCATTAACAAGACGCTCCAGCTTGGCCTTTTCTTCTGCTCCGTATGTACGATCGCTCATGATTACTCCTTATAAGTTTGTATTATTATATACTGTATTTTACTGATTGTCAAGAGTTTTTTGGCGTTCTGCCCAAGCAATTTCAAATTGCTCTGCGTAATCGTATAATGGTGCACCATTTGCACCATCGCACCAAAGGCGTTTGAAATAACCTTCGGCACTTTGTATTACTGTATCTGGAGAGGCGTTGAGATGACCTTTTACCATGTAAAATAATCTATACTGTTCTTTTAGATCATTTCTTAACATAACGTATTTACTTCTTATTTGAAGTTGATACGCTAACAACGGTTATTTTTGAGAGTTTAGAGCTTTATACAATCTGTCTCTTAGTGAAGTTTCGATTGCTTCTTTTTTCGCCATTTTAGTTGCAGTTGCATACATTACTGCTTTTGCATCTTTTCCATATCGATCTTGGAAATCACCTTTGGCTTTTTTCATACCTTTGACGTACTTTTCTTTTTTCTTTTCTTCGCCTTTGGTTAGACTTCTTTCCTGCATTGATTCTTGCATACTTGTAGATGCGGCAGTGGCTGCCTTTTTGATTTCTTCTTCACTAGCATCTGGCATCACTGCTTTTATGGCACGATATATTGCTTTATATAATTCACCTGTTGGACTGAAGCCAATTTTTTTAGCAATACTACTTTGTCCAAAACTATTATCAACAGCCTTTATAAAAGGATCATCTTCTTCGCCCACAAGTTTATTTCTTAAAGGATGTTTTTGTTCAGGACCAGCTGTTGGTTTAGTTTTTGCTGGCATTGGATCTTTGCCTTTTGCTTGTCCTGCACTGCCAGTCTTTTGTGTTTCTGTAATACCTGCTAGTTTTGCAAAGTCACTAACATTGTCTATTCCTAATGGCATTGATCCTTGTGGAACCTCTACACTTTCCTGCACATAATCTTTTGTAGAAGCAACACTTTCTTGCGGATTACCTGCCATCGCCTTTAGTGCTTGCTTATCTGCTTCAGGATTTGAAGGAAACAAGTCTTTCATCATAGCACTCATTTTATAAAAATCAGACATTGCGCTTTGCCCTTAGATTTTGGATATCTTTCATAACCCTTTTTAGATCAGCTTCGTTATCTTTCAACTCAGGAAATCGTTTTTTAAGTTTTAGAACTAGATCTTTATCTCTTGTATAGTTCATTTTTCTTTTAGCAAAGTCTAGATATTCAGCATACTGTTCTGCAGGAATATTGTTGCTCCATATATTTGATTTTATCCAATCACCTATACCTTCATTTGCTTGTTCTTGTTGGAAATATTGTAAGAATTCTTTGTGGCGTTTGTGCATTTCTGCAACATCGGGATTTTTTAGGTAAACTTTTAGCCAGCCCTTGTATTCAGGATCGTCTGCAAGTGTTTTTTCCTTGCCTTTGAAAAAATCAAATATACCTTCCGATACACGCATTATCTAATCCTCGCAAGGTCAACTAATCTATCAATAGATTCATCTCTGGGTATTGGACGGTTGCCTAAATCTGTATCCGGAGAAGGTGTTGGCCGAGGAGTAGGCGGAGTATCAACATCTTGGTCTATTTTATTTTTAATTTTATCTAAATTAGCTTGAGCTTCTTTTACTCGATTATATGCCGCATTCATTTCTTCTAGTGCAGAATTCAGCTCTGCGATTGCACTTTTAAGTGAATCTGAATCTGAATCTTTTTGTCTTATAACTAGTGGCATAATATAATTCCTTAAGCCTTCACACAGTTGTCTACAGTTTTGCCGCCTTTTTTCTTAGTGCCCATACGCTTGTAGCCTTTCCAGCATACTTTGCCGTCAACACCTTTTTGTTTTTCTTCTGGTAGAGTTGTATAACTTGGCTTACCACAATCTGAACATACACCTGCTGTTTCAGCTACTTTACTTTCAACTTTTTCTTGTAACAAATCAAGATATGATTTTTCATTTTCACTTACAGTTCTTTTCATAACATTTTTTGTAGATCTTGATTCTGCAAACTTCATGTCATAATCTAGTGCATGGTACACTGAGCCCATGTAATCCGCGGCTTTTGTGATTTTTGATTGTTGCCAACCTTCAATACCTTCAGCTTCGCTTACTGTCTTTAGCATATCGTGTAGTTTGATAGCATATTTTGCGATTTTGTAAAGATCAGCGCGAGCCATTTGTACTTCATGATCACGTTCTGCAACATCGGCTAGTTCACCTAAGCCTTCATTTGTCTTTTTCTTTTCAGCTTTGCTGTATTTGTCTTTCAGTCTACCTAGTTCTTCTTGGCTAGCACCGTCACGACCTGCCTTGGCCGCTTTTTGCATGTATTCTTTGCCGTGCTTCTTTACGCCTGTGTAGTACTGTAAACCGCTTTCTTTAGTTTTTTTGTCCATAGCTATCTCCTACAGTGTATTTATGCCTTACGAGTCTTCTTTGCTTTCTTTTTACCGCCTAGCAGATTACCAAAATCTGCTCCGTTTTTCATTGTACCATCTGCATTATACATACTACGACTTTGCATAGTTCCTACGTTACCACTTACTGTGGCAATTGACGATGCATTTGTCTGTTCACCCATACTTTCTGGTTGAGGATTTGCTGGCACTATATAACTTTTTCCAAATATGTTTATAATTTTTTCACCACGTTTTTGTGTACCTTGAAAAGGTTTCAATCCTTGTCCGTGAATTTGTTTTAGTATTGCCATTTTTGTTTGTGGCAGTTCTTTACATGCTTGATTCCATTTAGGATCTTTTTTAGAATATTTTGCACATGCTTTTTCGAGTTCATTTACTATATAAGCACCTACTTGTAACATATCAGGATAAACTTTGTTCATAAGCATATCGCCTAGTTCAGCACCTGCTTGAAATCCTGTATCTGC